GCTATCCTGCTCAAAGTTGGGGTACATACGCGACACGATGGGCAGCCGTAACGAATACCACAGGGAGCGAAGACGAAGAAAGCGGACAAAAGACCGCAACGCGCAAAACGACATTCACGATACGTTACGACGTAAACGTTACGGAGAAACACCGCGTAACGTACCGCAATAACACGTACGACGTTACGGCGGTATTGCATAACGCCGACAGGCGTTATACAGAACTTGAAACGCAACTAAGAAAATGATAGGCGCAGCGATATACGGGATACTTAGCACGGCAAACGGCGTAACGTCTATTTGCTCGACGCGCATATACCCGGACATTGCGCCACAAAACGCCGCGTACCCGTTCGCTATCTATACGATTGAAGGGGCCGACCCAAGCGACACAAAGGACGGAGCAAGTAAGCTGGACGCGGTTACATTTACGGTAATGAGCCTGGCGGATAGCTACGATACGGCCAACAACCTGGCAGCGGCGATCCGCGCAGCATTAGACGCCAAAGCCCCTGGCACATACTCTGGGATTGTCTTACAATCCATCCGCTTTTCTAATCAGCAAAGCGGCACGGTAAACGTGGATAAGCATATCTACATCGTTGAGCAAAGGTATAACGCAAGGGTAAGCAGATGAATCTATACATACCACCGAGAGATTTTGAAGAACTCAAGCGTAATATAGCTGGCTACATAAAAGAAGTAGCCACTATAAAAGAAAGGCAGAAGATACTCATGGCCGGGGCGCGTGTGGTGCGATCCGCTATAAAGAGGGGAAGTTATTTTAAGGATTCAAAAGAACCGCGCACCTATTACAGCAAGTTTGGCAACGTTGAGATTCTGCCTGGGAACTTGCGTAATTCGATATATGCTTTCAAAACCAAGGGAGGAAACGCAGAGGTAGGTCCTCGCGTTCTTCGTGTCCTGGGTGGCAAATATTCAAAGATTGGCGACACGCAACGAACCAGTAGCGGATACTATGCCGCAATGCTTTTCAGAGGCGCAAGCGCTTTTCGCACGCAAGTAACTGGCAGGGCAATGGGCGCAAACCTTGCGCGAATAGATAAAGCCATGCAAAGGGCATTGCGAAGCGTGCATAAGACATGGAAAAAGAAATACAACTTATGATAATCGAGTTCGTAGAAAACCACATGAAATACAAAAAGGGTGATAAGGTGGACGTAGTTCGCACCTATGCCCGTGAACTTGTGGCGTCCGGTATAGCGATATACCGCAATGACATCGCCACTCTGGACGCGGCAATCAGCGAACCCGAAAAGACGGAAGAAACCCAGCACATTACAGTCCACAACCACTACTACGAAAACGAACCCGCACCCGAAAAACCCGGCTTTTTAAAAAGGATTCTTCAAAAATTCAAAATAGCATAACATGGCAACGACGGGAATAATCAACGGCACTAATCTCCGTTTCTATATGGAGAATGCCAAAATCGGAGAAGCTACGAGCTGCACGCTCAACCTGTCCAGGGAAACGCGGGACACGCTCACCAAGGACACGACGGGGAGCTGGGCATCCTTCGCACCGGGGCGAAAGTCCGGCACCTGCGACATCGAGGGGCTTGTTTCTTTCAGTACCACGAATGAGCAGGTAAGCGACATTTTCACCGCGTTTGACGCCGGCACTTCTACTACTATGCGGTTCACGACCGACGTAGCCGGGGATACCTACTATGAGTGCGAGGTGATTTTCACATCCATGACGCTGACGGCTGCCGTCGAGGAAAACGCAACCTACAGCGCAACCGCTACGATTATCGGGGCTGTTACCCAGGGTACTGAATCCTAAGCATGAGACCAGCAACCACGATAGAAAGCAACGGGAAGAACTATCCTTTCTCTTTTGGCATGGCCGCCCTGGCGCGGTTTTGCGAATCGGAAGGGCTTACATTGGATGGCCTCAACCAATTAGGCGAAAACATGAGCCCTATGCGTGCCCTTGCATTGGTTCATGCTGGACTGGTTGACGGCGCACGGCGGGAAGGGAAAACATACAATGGCACCCTGGAAGATGTGGGGGATATCCTCGACGATGACCCGGATTTTCTGGAAAAGTGCATGGAGGTGGTGAACAACTCCATGCCCCAGGCCAAAGCGGGAAACGGGAAAGCGGCGAACCGAAAGGCGAGCCGCTAACCCTGGACAGGCTCGAAGCCATCGCCTGCGGGCGGTTTTCTATCCCCTACCCTGATTTTTGGGCTATGACTTTGCGCTCCGTTTCTGCCATTATCGAAGAACGCGAAATAGCGGAGCGTGAACCCTGGGAGCGGGTGCGCTGGTTGGCCACAATCACACTTCAACCACACGCGAAAAAAGGCACAACGCTAAACCCAACCGACTTGCTAAAGTTCGCCTGGGACAACGAAAAGAAGGCCAAAGCGCCAACCATGAGCGAAGAAGAACGCCAGGCGATGTTCGACAAATGGGATAGGCAGGTGGCAGAGGAGTACGAGGCAAAGAAGCGCGGCGAAATGCCGAAAAACAAAAAAGTAATCTGGTAACATGGCGAATCGGCTAAACGTAGAAATGAACCTGGACTTGACGCCCTTCGAAAAGGCGTTAGGTAGGCTGCAAAGCAGGTTAAACGATTTGTCCAGGCGGATGCAACAGACAGGGGAAACGCTCTCGCAAAACCTCACACTCCCTATCCTGGGGGTTGGTGCCGCAGCGGTCAAGGCGTTTGGCGACATGGAGCGCCTCGAAAATGGCTTAACCGCTATTATGGGAAGCAGTGAGGCAGCAAAGGCAGAACTTGAACGCCTGCGCAAAGTAGCCGAAAACCCAGGCTTGGCACTCCCGGAAGTAGTCAAGGCATCCGCATCCCTTCAATCTGTCGGATTTTCGGCCAACAATGCCAGGGCGACCATAGAGCAATTCGGCAACGCCGTAGCGCGATCAGCAGGCAATGCTGAAACCTTCGACGGTGTAATCCTTGCACTCTCGCAAATTAGCGCCGTCGGACAGGTTACCCAGGAGGATTTGAACCAAATCAAAGAGCGGATACCGGAATTTAGCCGTGTGATGCAGCAGGAGTTTGGCGTTACCACGGCAGAGGCTATCCGCGAACTGGGTATTAGTTCGAATGAATTTATAGAAAGAAGCGTAGGGGCTTTGTCGAAGCTGGAAAGGGCAAAGGGTGGCATCTCAAACGCTTTCGACAACTTCAAAGACAATGTTACCGCGTCCTTGGCGGTACTTGGTGAAAGCATCGCTACCAACCTCAACCTGGAGCAAGTTCTTACCAACTTATCCAATACCCTTGCAAGGATTGTAAACGTGTTCAAAAACCTATCCCCTGCCATGCAAAAGACGGTGGTAATCTTCGCCGCTATTCTGGCAGCCATTGGCCCCGTCCTTTTCATTGTAGGCAAATTAACCGGGGCATGGGGTGTAATGTTAACGGGTTTTGATACATTTAGAAAATTGGGTCCCAAGATAGGCGCTGCATGGACAGCTATCACAGGGCCCGTCGGGCTTACCATTGCTGCAATTGCCGGGCTTATCGCTATCCTGGCCATCCTTTACACGAAATTCGAGGGCGTTAGGCGGGTAATCAATGGCCTTGGCATGGCCTTCATCGAAATAGCGAAGCTGGCTAAAGAATCCTTTACCGCTATCCTGGAGGGCTTTGCAAAGCTAAAGGAGGGCGACTTCAAAGGCGCAGCGCAAAGTTTTGCCACCGGGCTAAAAGCCTTCAACCCGATAGAGCAAGGCCGAGTAGCAGCATTGGGTTTTGCGAAGGGCTTTGAGGATACCACAGATTATCTTACCCCGGCAATCGAGGGTATAAAAAAGAAGGTAAAAGAGGCGCAGGCAGCGTTTACAGGCGTAACAACAACACAATTCACGCCGACCGATTTTACACCGACTGGAGGCGGAGGTGGCGGCAAAGGAAAGGCAAAGTCTAAGGCGGTGCCGGAACTTGATTTTATCCAAACACTTGACTTGTTACCCAGGGAATTAGATAACCTTAATAAGCAGTTGGGGATAACCCAAAGTTCGTTCGATGTTTTGGGGATAAAAGTAACCACCAACACAAACGCAGCCCTTACAAGTTTTGGCGAACGCATGAAGCTCATTAAAGAGCAAATGCGTCAGCTTAACGACCAAATAGTACAAGTAGTAAACACTACCCTGGTTGACGCAGCGGCGGCGTTTGGCACGTTCTTAGGCGATTCACTACTCGGTAAAAAAGCAACTGGCAGGCTATTTTTGGCTGATTTGCTTGGAGGCATCGCAAGCGCTTTGCAACAACTCGGAAAACTTGCAATCGCTACCGGGATAGCTGTCGAGGGTATTAAAAAGGCATTGCAGACACTAAACCCCATTGCGGCAATCGCGGGCGGTGTTGCGCTGATTGCATTGTCGAAAATCGTAAGTGCGCAGGCTGGAAAGTTAACCGCCTTCGCACAGGGTGGCCTCGTGTTCGGACCTACTCCCGCCCTGGTAGGCGATAACCCAGGCGCACGTACTGACCCGGAAGTAATCGCCCCGCTGTCGAAGCTGAAAGACTATCTCAACCCCGCTGGCGGTGCATTTGTAGCCGAAGCCCGTATATCCGGTACTGACCTGCTCATCCTCGTGAACAACGCCGACAGGGCAAACAAAAGGGTACGATAATGGGCGCACGGTTCCAGCAATCCTTCTATACTGAAAAGAACACCGCGATAGGTGTGACCATAGACGATAGCTCGTTTTCAGGTTCATCGCAGGGTTTTTCGGTAACGGGTATTACAATATCCTGGAGGGGGGATGACGGCCTGGAGCGGTTTTCTCCTATTATTGGGAGCGAATGTAAGATAGGGCTGATTGTAGATACGGCCTCTTTGGAGACATTTATCGAAGACCTGATTATAGCTCCGGAAGGCAGGTTTACGGTTACTGTCGCCACGAACGACGGGTTTAGCGCAATCACGCGCTGGGTAGGCTACATCACTACCGACCTCACCACCATTGAAGATGTCCCCCTGGAGATTGGCTATGTAGCTACCCTTACCTGCGTTGACGGGCTGGGTTTTCTGAAAGGGGTGCAATACGCCACAGCCTTAAACAACCCATACAGCGGGAAAGAGACGATTATAGAACACGTCCTGCGCTGCATCAACAAACTATCTTTCATATCGCTATATTACGGCGCTAATACCCTTACCGTCCTTCGTACCGTGTGCAACTGGCATGAACCGACCTGGACATATAGCAGTAGCAAAGACCCGCTGGCAAATACCCGCGTAGCGCACACGGCATTTTACCATGTAGATAACAAAGGCAACAACAAAGTAAAATCCTGCTATGAAGTCCTGGAGGCCATTTGCCGCGCATGGGGCGCTCGTATTATGTTTTCGGGCGATTGCTTTTGGCTTGTCCAGGTGAACGAACTTCGAAGCCCGACATCAAAGACGGTGTTCGCGTACAAGAGCGACGGCACAGCAAGCACGGAGACAGGTACGGATTTGCGGCTGGAAAACAATCAAAATACCCCTGGCAGTACGGACGTGCTGCGTTTTGGCGGTGGTGCGTTTCAGTTCTTTGCACCGCTCGAGATGTACACGGTGGACTACAACCATATCCAAAGCCGTAACCTATTAGCGGGCAAAACTTTTGTGAACGGCAGCCCGGTAAGCGTAACAAGCGAGGATGACGTGGACGGAGCCATTGGAACGGTTAAGCTCAATTACTCCGCTAACATGCGCGTGACGGCCAATTGGCTGGCGCTCACCTTCCAAAACTATTTCATTCAATTCAGGATACAGGTACAGGTAGGCAGCTACTTTCTGAATGGCGGCATATCGGGTACATCGCCTGAATGGACTACGAGTAATACCGACTATTACTATGTCCTAAGCCCGGTGATCAGCGTCGAGGATGTGGAAGAAGTGTTTTCGGTTACGTTTCTCACACCGCCCATACCATCCGGTGCAATCGGTACGGTGACTTTTAAACCCGCCATATACAAGGCGTTCACCATGAGCGGCACGGAGCTTGTGATAGACCCTACCCTGGGCGATGTGGGTATATCTTGGGAGTTGTTCAGCAACTACCTGGAGGTACTCGAGGATGGAACATTTGATGACCAAAGCGACATA